AAGCAAAGAAAAAAACCAAGGCAAAAGGTCTAGACAAGTTTATTGAAGAAGATGTTGTCTTGGAAGAATTGCCTGAAATAATTAAAGAATTGCCTGACAACTTATAATTTTTGGAGTATACTATGCTAGTTTTACCTGATGAGATGAATGGAAAGCCAATAGGATTTACTTGTTCTACTTTTGACTTGCTACATGCTGGTCACATATTAATGTTAGCTGAAGCCAAACAAATATGTGATTACTTGATTGTGGGATTGCAAATTGACCCATCAATAGACAGAGAAACAAAAAACAAACCTGTTCAGTCTATTGTTGAGAGATATGTACAGCTAAAGGCAGTTAAGTTTGTGGATGAAATCATTGTCTACCAAACAGAAAAAGACCTTGAGGATTTGTTGATGTTCTTGCCCATTTCTATTCGGATTATTGGTGAAGAATACCGAGACAAACAATATACCGGTAAAGAAGTTTGCGAACAACGAGGAATTAAGATATACTACAACGAAAGAAAGCACAGTTTTTCCACAACTGAATTGCGTAAGAGAGTTGCAAGTAAACCTACACTATGAAGCTGGCCTTAATAAATGATACTCATGCGGGAGCGCGAGGAGACAGTCTGTTGTTCAACGAATTCTTTTTCAAGTTTTGGGAAGGTACATTTTTTCCCTACTTGAAAGAGAATAACATCACTCATGTAATACATTTGGGTGACGTAGTTGACCGCAGAAAATTTATTAACTATGTAATTCTTAATCAATGGCGCAAAAGATTCTTTGACGTTCTACAAAAAGAAAACATCACCATGGATGTGCTTGTTGGTAATCATGATGTGACATACAAGAACACGAATGAAATTAATGCGATGAACGAGTTGTTCGACCACTATGGTAACATCAGTGTATTCACTGAACCTGCACTGAAAGAATATGGTAGTTTGCCTATTCTATTGATGCCTTGGATTAATAGTGGCAACTATGACCAATCATTAGATGCATTGAAAAATTCTGTAAGTGAAATTGTTTTCGGTCACTTTGAGATTGCAGGTTTTGAAATGGACCGAGGCAACATTTGCCATGAAGGTCTTGATAGCAAATTGTTTGATAGATTTGACATGGTTCTTTCAGGACACTTTCACCACAAATCTACAAACGGAACTATCACATACTTGGGTAACCAGTATGAAATAACATGGGCGGACTACGATGACCAGAGAGGCTTCCATGTGTTTGATACGGAAACCAGAGAGGTGACATTCGTTCCTAACCCGAACAAAATGTTTTATAAAGTACAGTATGATGATTCGGTACAAGACTTCGATTTCTGGAAGAACTATAATTATACCCAGCACAAAGACACGTATGTAAAAATTGTCACCATAAACAAAAACAATTCTTACATGTTTGATTTTGTTTTGGATAATCTTGTTAAAGCTGGCGCTGCTGATGTAGTTGTTGTTGAGGACTTTTCAGATTCAATTCTTAATGGTGATGATGAAGTCATAGACCAGGCAGAAGATACAATAACGATTCTGAATAAGTATATTGATGGGTTGACAACCAACATTGAATCTGATAAACTTAAAAAAATTATGCGTGAGTTATATGTCGAAGCTATCAACATGGAAAGTATTGAATAATGCCTTATAATAAATTGATAAATTTTTCCCTATCTAGAGAATTTTTGTTTACTCATTCTGTTAAAGTTGATAGATTTTTGAATGAGGCGGAGATTGAAATTGTTGAAAATTTTTTAACAGATAAAGAGTTGACTGATGGTGAAGTTGGTCTAGGAGGCAAAATAGAAAAAGCGAGAAAAAGTAAAATTCATTTTTTCGGTTATAGTCAAGAAACAAAATGGTTGTTTGAAAAGATAAACAAAGTAATCGAAACTGTCAATGAAGAATACTACAATTTTGATTTGAATGGATATGATTCAATTCAATATTCTGAGTATAGAGCAGAAGATGGTGGTCAATATGATTTTCATATTGATTTTATTCATGATGCAATTCCACAAAATGAATATGACTATATGACTAGAAAATTATCCTTTTCTCTTATGTTGAATGATGACTATGTTGGTGGTGATTTTGAATTTTTGGTTAGTCAAGAACCTATCAGACATAATTTGAAAAAAGGTGATATGCTATTGTTTCCTTCTTTCTTCATGCATAGAGTAACACCAGTAACTGAGGGTGTGAGAAAATCTTTGGTTTCGTGGGTCACTGGACCTAAATTTAGATAATGATTTTTTTCAAGAGTTTAAAATTTAAGAACTTCTTATCGACAGGTAATTACTTCACCGAAATTAAATTCGATGAAGCACCAAATACCTTGGTTGTTGGTACAAACGGCGCAGGCAAATCCACTATGTTGGATGCACTGTGCTTTGTGTTGTTTGGTAAAGCATTCCGAAACATTAACAAACCACAACTTATCAACTCAATCAACCAAAAAGATTGTGTTGTTGAATGTTGTTTCTCCATCGGTAAAAAAGAGTATCGTATTGTCCGTGGTATAAAGCCAGGCATTTTTGAAATCTATTTGAACGGTGAAATTTTAAATCAGGAGGCTGCATCTAAAGATTACCAAGAAATACTTGAGAAGCAAATTCTCAAACTAAACTACAAGTCTTTCACGCAGATTGTTATACTTGGTTCTGCATCTTTTACTCCTTTCATGCAACTGTCTGCCGCTGATAGGAGAGCCATCATTGAGGAGTTATTGGATATACAAATCTTTTCTACGATGAATTCTTTACTGAAAGAAAAGGTATCGTTAAACAAAGATGAAATTACCGAAAATAAATTTGCAATTGAATTGTCTGAACAGAATTATGAGAATCAAAAAACACAAATAGAAAAGTTGAAGCAGAACAACGAGAACAAGGTAAAAGAATATGAGGATGAGATTTCGAATAGTCAGAGTGTTATACAAACCTTACATGACGATGTTGACAGACTTACATCGAATGTTTCGGTGCTCACCGAACAAATCTCCAGTAAAGCTGAAGTTGAAGGTAAGGTCAAGAAACTTAATAAACTTGAATCGCAAATTGAAACAAACTTATCCAAATTTCGACGAGATATACATTTCTTTGAGGGAAATGATAGTTGTCCAACGTGTAGGCAGACCATTGCCATGGAGTTTAAAGAGACGGAGTTATCCAGTATCACCAACAAGGTTAAAGAATGCGAACATGGTCTCAGCCAATTGGAGACCAAATTACTGCAAGAACAAGACAAACTAAATGCTATTTCGGAATTTCAGAAACAGATTCAGCAACTGAATATCCAAATTGCACAAAAGAATACTACCATTACTGAAACAAACAAGTATATTGTTAAGATTCGAAAAGAGATACAGACGCTGAAAGACACTAAAACAAACCTCGATTTGGAAAATTCCAAACTGAAAGGGTTTGAAGATAAATTGACTGAGCTAAATTCTCAGAAGAAGAAACTGATTGAAGAAAAAGCAGAGTATGAAGTCGCTTCTATCTTGCTGAAAGATACGGGCATCAAAACAAAAATTGTCAAACAATACTTGCCAGTAATCAACAAGTTGGTGAACAAGTACCTTGCAACTCTAGATTTCTTTGTTAACTTTAATCTAGACGAATCATTCAAAGAGACAATTAAATCCAGACACCGTGATGAATTTAGTTATGCTTCTTTCAGTGAGGGTGAAAAGCAACGTATCGACATGGCATTAATGCTGACCTGGCGAGCCGTAGCTAAGATGAAGAACTCAACGAATACTAATTTGTTGATTCTCGATGAAGTGTTTGATAGTAGTTTAGATGCAAATGGTACAGAATACCTTATGAACCTTTTGCATATCTTGGAAGATGTTAATCTGTTTGTTATCTCACACAAGGGCGACATTCTGCAAGACAAATTCCGTAATGTGATTCGATTTGATAAAGTAAATAATTTTTCAAGGATAGTAAAATGAATGTAGTTGAAACTCAACAAGATGATTTCTTAGTCATTAATACGACAGCACCAACAAGAGTAGTTGAAGAACAAATTCTTCCTCTACCAATTCTCAGTGATGGGCATCCTAAACTCGCTGAGAGAATGGAAGAATTTGATTTGTCACAAGTGATGAATCCAGAAATTCAAAAATTCGTCAAGCAATTGAAGTTGACGATGACAACTTATGGCGGACTTGGCTTATCGGCTAATCAGTGTGGTATTAGATTCCGTATGTTCGTTATGGGTTCTGATGAATTTCAAATGGTCTGTATTAATCCTAAAATTGTTGAAACTTTCGGTGAACCAGAAAAAATGCGAGAAGGTTGCCTGTCATACCCAGGTTTGTATCTCAATGTTCCTAGGTATAAAAAAATTGTTGTTGAACACTTCGACCACCTCGGTGAATACAATACAACAACACTTGAAGGTATTTCCGCACAAGTTTACCAGCATGAGCTTGACCACATGAATGGAGTCGTGTATACTAACAAAGTTGGACCTCTTGCACTTGAGTTGGCAAAGAAACGACAAAAGAAACTTATACGGAAAATTTCTAAAATCAAATGAGTAGCGAAAACTGGACACCAGATATTCAAAAACAGTGGGACGAATGGTCAGCACAAAATCCCACCGATTCCTTTTGTGATGTAGATGAGAAAGAACTGACTGATAGAGTCATTCGTGAACTAGGCTATGTCTCACAAATGGACGTTAAAGAGTACACACTCTATCAAAAGTGGTGTGAGATTCATGAGAAGTATCCTACAGTAGAAACCAATACCATCTTTGGTGTTGAGAATCAACTTGTTGATGTTTCTCAGGAAGATATCATCAAATCGGTAAAAGATAATATCTGGATTCCAGAATCACCTGAAGATTATCTCAAGCTACAGCCTGTGCTTGAATACACTGATGATTCGGGTTCAAATTTCACGACAGGAATTGATGGTAGTGTAGTAAAACACGACACAAAGCGAAGCAAAGAACTTCCTGTTTTGTGGAATACGACACGCACATTCATTTCTACAATGAAGAACAACTCCAACATTGGTAGAAACTTAAACTTCCTTGTCAGAGATGATGCAAGTGGCAAGTATCTTGGTGTTATCTGTATCTCATCCGACTTTCTTGACTTGACGCCGAGAGATAATTTTATTGGCTGGCCAAGAGACACCAAAACACAAGGTCGAATGATTAACCACACTGCGATTGGTTCTACAATCGTTCCATTCCAGCCACTTGGTTTTAACTATGTTGGCGGTAAACTTCTTGCATTGCTCTGTCTATCAGATGAAGTTCAGAGACTGTGGAAGAAAGCTTATGGCGATGTTCTTGTTGGTATCACAACAACTTCACTCTATGGTAAAACGAAAGCTGGTGGTCTAAGTCAGTATGACAATCTTGACCACTGGAAACCTATGGGCTTTACTTCTGGTTCCGTATCATTTGAGCCTAGCAGAAAAGCTAGAAAAGATGTTGAGCAGTGGCTGAAGAAGAATCACACTGAAAAATATTTCGAATGGTATGTTGCAACGAACCCTGCTGGTCAACCATTCAAACGCGACCATAAGAATCGTTCACTTGCATTCACTTACGGCAAAATGAATGTGCCTAAAGAACTTATCCGTAGTGAACATGCAAGAGGAATTTACTTTAGCCCACTGTATGACAACACAAATGAATTCCTACGAAAAGAAATAACTGAGGATAAACTTGTAAAGTCTTTCGATACCAGCTATGATTCCTTGGTTAACATCTGGAAAGAAAAGCACGCCAAGGGTAGGATTAAACAACTTGTCAAAAAGGGCAATGTTTCATATGAAACCTTGTTCTATGATGACTTGATTTACTTGTCCTGGGAAGAAACGAAACAAAAGTATCTACAACAGGTCGGTAGATAAACTTTTTCTGTACTTGACATGGTTGATATCTTGAGTTACACTTCATACATAACTTCTAGATATCTCTATGCAATACACTCAAGAATCAAAATCACAACTTGCTAAGTTGATGGCTGCGGAAAACATTACGGTCGAGCACCGTAAAATGTCCACGGCTATGTTTGACCTGAAGAACCGAGTTCTTTACTGTCCTATTTGGGCAGATATGTCTGGTGACCTGTATGACCTTCTCCTTGGTCATGAAGTTGGTCACGCATTGGAAACACCTGAAGAAGGTTGGCACAATGCTGTTGTTGGTGCTGAAGGTAAATTCTCCAAAAACTTCAAAGGCTTTTTGAATGTTGTTGAAGATGCCCGCATCGAAAAGAAAATCAAACGCAAATTTCCTGGTCTGCGTCCTTCCATGGTCCGTGCATATGGTCAATTGCTTGAGCGTGACTTTTTCGGTATCAAACATCGTGATATCAACCGTCTACCCTTTATCGATAGACTGAATCTTTATACCAAAGGTGGTTACAACCTTGGCATTAAGTTTACCGAAGAAGAAGAAAAGCTTGTCAAAGAAGTTGAGTCCTGCGAAACGTGGGATGATGTTGTTCGCGTGACTGGTGCTGTCTTCGAAAAAGCTAAAGAAGAAATGCAAAAGCCACAACTGAAACAGATGGGTATGCCTGGAAGTTTTAGTGAGAATGATTTTGAAGATGAAGAATCTGAATCTGATTTTGGTGACTATGAAGATTCCGAATTGGAAGAAAATAGCACGAACAAAAAAGATGATGGAGAATCTGAATCTGAAAATTCTGGTGGCGGTGGTAAGTCATCTTCAGAAAAAGATGAAGAAAAAGAATCTCAAGGAAACTCGGTCAACCGTTATAAAGAATCGAAAGAGTCTTCTGGTGGCAATGATGAGCCTGTTTGTGAAACGGATGAAACTTACCGTAGCAATGAGGCACTCTTGCTTGATAAGTCCTCAAAAGAGTTTTTGTATCTGAATTTTCCTAAACCTATCTTCTCGGAAATTATCACACCTTATAAACGTGTGCATGAATTGCTTGAAGAACACTGGGAAATCAAAACAGAAAAGCACAAACAAGAACAACGGGAAAAGCTTTTCAAAGATTTCAAACAAAGGAATGACCGCTATATTTCTTTGCTAGCCAAAGAATTTGAAATGCGTAAGGCTGCATCTAAGTTTGCGAAACAAAAAGTTTCTGAAACCGGTGACATTGATGTTTCACGTATCTACAAGTATCAGATTGATGATAACATCTTCCGCAAAATCATGCGAGTGCCTAAGGGCAAGTCGCACGGTCTTGT